AACTTATGTTTTATATGAAAACAAAAGTAAAAAACTTGAAATAGCAGAGTGGAATTTAAAAACTCAAAACGATACAATTAAAACTTTAAAAAATAAAGCTGGAGAGAATGTTTATAAAATAAACTCTTTAATTTTATCTGTAAAAGATTTAAAAAAGAATAACAGCGATTTATCTGCTGAAATTGATAAGCTAAGTAGAAAAGATAAAAAGAATTTAGTTGAAATAAATAAACTTAATCTATCTATCAATTTATTAAATGATAGTATTAAGAAGTTAAATAATAAATTAATTGATTCAACATATGATGCAACTACAAAATTAACTACATATAACTACGAATTAAAAGACTCTACAAAGTTCAGGGAATTAAGAGGAGTAATCAAAGTCACATCTTCGAATCGACCTAACACTGTTAAAACAGATTTAACAATGGATAAGGTGTATACAGATTTAGTAATAGGTAAGACTTTAAAAAATGACAAATTGGAACTATTCGTTAGTTCTTCTAATTCAGGTTTAGTAGTAGATAAGTTAGAGGGATCAGTGATTGATTTAAAAGCCTATCAAACTTTGTTACCTAAGAAAAGATTTTCTATAGGATTACAAGTAGGTTATGGTTTTACAATGTATGGATTAAGTCCTTATATAGGGATTGGAGGTTCATATAATTTAATTAAGTTCTAATATGAATAGTATTATAGAAGGACATTTAAAAGAACTATTTAATAAAGAGGAAGATTTAAGCAAACAAAGATTAACTATATGTAAATCATGTCCTCTTTATAAAATAGATCATTTATTAGGAGCTATATGTAATTCTAAGTTATATTTAAATCCTGATACGAATCAAACATCGACTTATCCACGTCAAGGATACATTAATGGGTGCAGTTGCAGGATTCAGGCGAAGAGTCGATTGATTACTGCAAAATGCCCGTTAAACAAATGGAATAATGTAAAATAAAAAACAATGAGTGTATTATTTAATGAGAATGCAAAAGCTCCTCTAATAGAAGGAGTTAATTTAATTGGTCAAGCAGTTGCTACAACGTTTGGACCAAATGGTAAAAATGTGATTATTAAAAACATTGGTGGTATTCATATCACAAAAGACGGTGCTACAGTAGCACGTTATGTTAATCACAGAGATCCTATTGTTACAATGGGAATAGATATAATAAGACAGATTGCAGTTAAGACTGCTAAAGATGTTGGTGATGGGACTAGTACCGCGACGATACTAGCACAAGCAATAGTTAACCAACTTAAAGACAATACAGACCATCCTATTCAAATCCAAAGAGATTTAGAAGAAGATGTTAAAAAAGTGATTGATTATTTAGAGTCAATTAAAAAAGAAATTACCTCATACGAGGATTTAGTAAAAGTAGCAACACTATCAGCTAATAATGATGAAACTATTGGTAAATTAATTGCAGAAGCTTATCAGAAAGTTGGAAAAGAAGGAGTAGTTAATTTTGAGGAGTCAAATGATATTACTGATTCAATAGTTTATACTACAGGAATGCAATTAGATAATGGTTATGCATCTCCATATTTTATAAATTCAGATAATAATACTTGTGAATTAGAGAATGTTTACATAGCAATCAGCCCAGATAAGCTGACAGAACTAAAGCAGATTCTTCCTTATGCTGAGCATGCACTCAAATTAGGAAAAGAGTTAGACCGGAAAATGTCAATGCTTGTGATTGCTCCTAAAATAGAATCTCAAATCATTAAGTTCTTATTAATGAATAATGAACAACTTCCATCTTGTGCAATAGTTACACCTAATCATGGAATTTATAGAGACATTGTTTTAGACGATGTTAAATCTATATTAGGTGATAAATTAGTTTGTGATAAAGTAGAAGTATTAAAAGATCATAGTGTTTTGATTGGAGGTTATCCAATTCAAGAAGAAGTTGATAAAAAAGTTGAAGATATAAGAAGAAAATTAAACTCAAAAGCATTATCTGAATTTGAAGTTATTTTTCATAAACAAAGATTGGCTAATTTAAATGGGGGAATTGCAACTATAATGGTTGGAGGATATTCTAAAGTTGAAATTATTGAAAAGAAAGATAGAGTAGAAGATGCAATAGCGGCGGTTAAAGCTGCATTAGACAATGGAATACTTCCTGGAGGTGGAGTTAGTTTATATAGAGCTAGTTTAAATATTCACACTAAATATTTGAGTCAAATAATTAGAGAACCTTTTAAATTACTTATGGAAAACTCAAATGCTACACACGTTGTTAATACTATTTTAAGTAATAATGATTGGCAAGGAGTTAATTTCAAGACCTTAGAAAATGGAGATATGTATGAGATGGGAATTATTGACCCATTTTTAGTAACAAAAACAGCTTTAACAAATGCAGTATCAGCTGCATCATTAATTTTAACGAACGGATGTTCAATTTTAAACATGGAATAATATGAAAACAGAAATAATGCCAATTTACAACAACATAATGATTAGACCTTACAAAGAGAATCCTTATGCTGACCAAATTACCAAATCAGGTTTAAAACTTGGAAATGGTGAATTTACAAATCCTGAATCAGGAGAAGACGAACAAATGGATTTAAAAATTAGTTGTGCCGAAGTTATAGAAGTCGGACCTGATTGCAAGTATATACAAGCAGGTGATGATGTGTATGTAAACAATCCAACTATACGTCCAGTACCTTTTATGAGACAAGGGTTTTTCCTATGCAATGAACAAAATGTTCTAGCAGTAATGAATAATGATTTAGATAAACGATTTAAAAAAGAATGACAATGGAATTAGATAAGATATTTTATCAACCAGGTGATATAGTTACATTAAAACAGAATATCCCAAACAAACCTACAATGATTGTAGTAAAAAAGAAAACACTGACTATTAAACCAAAAGATGAAGAGAAAACCAATTTCTTACAAGGTATGCTTTGTATGTGGTTTACTACTACTGGTGAGTTATGCAAGGAGGTGTTCAATACAAAAGATTTGCGTAAGATATGATTATTAATACTGGGATTTATATAATAACAAATACTATAAATGGAAAGTGTTATGTTGGAAGTTCAATTCATTTAGATAGAAGAAGGTTAGAACATTTTAGCTCTTTAAAATCCAATAAACATCATAATAATCATTTACAACAATCCTATAATAAACATGGGAGAGATGTTTTTGAATTTAGTGTATTAGAATCATTTGAAATTACAGATGATATAAAAGATAAACTTTTAGAAAGAGAACAATTTTGGATAGATAATTTAAAACCAGAATATAATATTCTTCAAGTAGCTGGTAGTAGTTTAGGGTTTAATCATAGTGAAGAAACTAAAGAGAGAATTAGTACTACTTTAAAAGGAGTTAAAAAGTCAGAAGAGCACGTTAAAAATATTAGAAAGTGTCAAAAAGGTAAAATTGTTTCAGAAGAAACAAAAGAAAAATTATCAAAAGCATATGATAATAGAAGAGATAGACCTGGACACACTTCTAAAATTTTTATTGATGATGTACTTTATAATTCTATAAAAGATGCTTCAGAGATATTAAATATTAGTTATAGTACTATTCAGGGAAGATTGACAAATGAAAATTTTCAAAATTATAGACATGAAACTGGTATAGTTAATAGACCAAAAAATAATCCTAAAAAAGGACTAACTTTTAAAAATACTCCAGTTATAATAGATGGAATAGTTTATTTATCAGCAATAGAAGCTTCTAAATCTTTAGGAATAAAATCAGACACTATAAAATATAGAATAGCTAGTAAAAACTTTGAGAATTATAAATTCTTAAATGATTAAAAAAATAAAATAAAAATGATTACACAAAAAAAGAGTTATATAACTCAACCAGGTCAAAAACCTTTTGAAAGAAGTAAACTAATTCCTAATAAAGGTAATATAACAACTGAACAGTTTTTAAGTGATGTAAATAAGAATAAAAAACCAATACCTTATAGTACTAAAACTGATACTTTTGATGGAGGTTCTAAAAAAGAATTAACAGTAACTGCTCCTAAATTAAAACCTAAAACTCAGGTAACACCTCCTACTAAACAAGAGGTTAAACCAACTCAAAAAACTACAACTCCTACTAAACAAGCTACGACAGTTAATAACCAAAAAACTACAGTAAAACCTAAAGAAGAAGTTAAGACTGCATCTAAACAAACATATTTAAAACCTAAAGGTGAAGTTAATATGAAAGTTAAGTTGTTCCAAAAAATGTTGTTAGATGAAGGTTTTGATTTAGGAAAAACAGCTGATGATGGAATTTGGGGAGCAAAAACACAAGAAGCTTTTGAAAAACTTCAAGCTAATAAAGCAAACTATGCTATAGCAATGGAAAAATTCAAACAATTAGATGAAGAATTACAACCTAAAACTATTCAAGCTCCTCAACAATTTTTACCACCTAGATTTGCACCAGCAAGTCCTGCTACATTACCAGCGTTTAAAAAAGGCGGTACAATGAAAAAGAAAAGTAAAAAATGTTCTTGTGGTTGTGCTATGAAGATTTCTAAAAATGCAAAAGGTGGTTTAATTGAATCTTGTGCGTGTGGTTGTAAAATGAAGAAACATGAAAAAGGTGGCAAAGTAACTACTAACGATTCTATCCAAGCATATAATAGAATTAATGCAGGTGAAAGTGAGTCTGGTAAAGGACCGAAAGATAAGAAAGAAGTTATAGGACAAGTCCGTAAAGGTAATTTCGGACCAGGTAATACTAAAGCTACTTTTAATAAAGAATTAAAAAACAAAAAATAATATGTTAAGATTATTTGATTACGATAACAGTAAAATGAAAGTCGTAATAAATACTCCTGATGTTCTTTTAATAAAAGAGTTTCAGGATTTATGGACTAATGAAAGAAATAAATGTAAAGAAGATAAGACAGGTGATAAAAGATTGTTAGTATTTAGGGAATTATCCTATATATATTTAGCAATTGATTGGAGGTCTCCTTATCAAGAATGGTCGGAAAGAGAACGACATGAATTAGCTTTAAGAGATGCTCAAATAACACCAGAAGAATTCGAAAATGAGTTATTCAGAGCAGCTTGTAGGAAATACAAAGCTATGCAAGAAACTTCAAAAATTGGTTCATTACTTCAATCCCAATTAAGTTTAATTGAGAGAATGAGGATTTATTATGACACAATGGATTTTGATGAAAGAGATCAAAATGGCAAGCCTATATTTAAGATGAAGGATATTCAAGGTGAAGTAGCTGCAATGGCTAAAACAATTGAAGGAATTCAAGCTTTAAAAGAGTTACATAAAAAAGAACAGGAACAAGAAACTTCACTTAGAGGTGATCATGAAGCTGGTATGTTTGATTAAATATGGCAACAAATAAAGAACTTAAAGCAGCTGCTAAACAAGCTAAAAAAGATATAGTAGCTAGAAATAAGAAAGAAGAGGAGGAAAAAATTGCTAAGAGTCAACGAACACTTTTAGCAATTCAACCTTTTAAAGAAATACCAAAAGAAGTAGTCGAAGAACCTAAAAAAACTCCAACCAAATCTAAAAAGATTACAGAAGAAGAGGAAATTGCAGAACTTAGACATCAATTAGAAGTAGAAAAAAAGAAAGAAAAAGCTCGTAAAAATAAGGATAGTTGGGATATTAAAATAGGAGATGAGATTGATTGTTTTGATCCAGAGTTATCTTATGAATTAAGTGGTTATAGACCTATAACAATGACTAAAGGTTTGGATTTTGATCCACTACCTTTTACAGAAGCAGGTAGAATATATGAAGAAACTGGACATTACTGTACTTATCAAAAAGGAAAATTAGCTTTTGACTTTTGGTCTGAACAAATGAGACGTTGTAAAGAAGGTTATACAATTGGAAAATATACTGTAACTGGAGACCATTATTTCTTTTTAAATTTTTATAGACTTTTAAATGTAAGTAATATAAAGAAAGCTGCTGCTGGTCGTGATGAAACTTTTCCTGATTTCTTTGCTAAACAATACGAGTATTTTCATTATATAGATCTTTGCGAGAAGTTAGGTAAAGATGTTATAGCTTTAAAGGCACGTGGGGTAGAGTCTTGCCCTCCTCTTAGGAAACTTAGAGGTAATTAAATTCCGCAAAATCGGTGAAGACTAACGTGATTAATCACTTATTAAATTAAAACAATGAATAAATTAGAACAAATTAAGTATATTGAGGAAAACTATCCCTTATACACAAACCACACAAGTAATAGAAGAATCAGACATGATTTTTTTAAAGATATATCAACCGAAATTCAAGCTTATCTATTAGGATTTTATACTGCTGATGGTAGTGTAGATGAAAAAAGAAAAACTTTTAGAATACATTTACAAAAACAAGATGTTGAGTTAGTGTATTTATACAAAGACATTATTAGTCCGGATGCTAGAATTTTTACAGTAGAAGAACACAAGACTACAGGTAGAGATGGTAAAGAAATAACTGCTCACGAATCAATAGGAGTAGATATTACAAGCACAATATTAGTAACTAATTTAAATGATTTAGGTTATGGTTACAATAAAAGTAAAAAAGATCTGACTTTACCAGATTTAGATGATGATTTAATACGACATTTTATTAGAGGTTATTTTGATGGAGATGGGTGTATTACTGGATGGTTAGCTACAGAAAAAGGAAAAGCTGATAGAGTAAGATATTCTTTTGATATTTGTGGAAAAACAAAAACATTACTAGAAGAGATAGTTGAATTTTTAGATAGTTATAATATTAAAATCAATCTAAACTATATAAAAAGAGATGATATGTATAGGATAAAAACATCATCTAAACAAGAACTACAAAAAATATATGAACTTCTGTATAACGATTCTAATTTTTATTTAACAAGAAAATTTAATAAGTTTAATTACTATGTTAATACCGAGGTAAATCAGTTAATAGCTGATCACCGTAACGCATAGATGTTGAAATAATACATCCACGAGTGTGGGACACCTTAAAAGGTGAAAATATATGCTGAACTGATTGATGATTAAATCAATATTACCACGAATGGTGGGAAGGAGGAAACTCCCAGAAGTAAGGGATAAAAAGCCTTTACGATAACAAATTGAGGATTTTCAGAAATTGGTGCTTCTTTAGGAGTAAGAGTATATACTACAACAAAACAATCATTAACTAGATACACTGCATATACCGAAAAATTTGTTAAGGATGTTATTAGTAAATGTTGGGTGCAGTTAGAGTTTTTAAATACTCATACTGATGGAGGTATGAAACGTGTTAGAATGAAAAAAAATTCTGACATGGAAAGGCGAGCATCTAAGGTAGATAGGGAAGGGAATGAGTTTGGTCATATGGCTACGCTTGAGGGAATTACTGTTGATAATCCTAGAAAGTTAAGAGGAGGTCGTGTTGAGCGACTCATTTTTGAAGAGGCGGGATCTAATCCTATTTTACTTAAAACATATAACCAAGCAAAAGCTCTTGTAGAAATTTTAGGTACAAGATTAGGTACTAGAGTAGTTTGGGGCACTGGTGGTGATTCAGGTCCAGCATTAGCAGGATTAGCAGCAATGTTCTATGATCCTAATGCTTTTCAAGGATTACCTTATAAGCACAATCATACACAAGCTGGAGAATATGTTTACACAGCATTTTTTATTCCAGCTTATACAATGCATATCCCATCTTGTGATAGTAGAGGAGTATGTAATGAAATTGATGCAAAAATATATTATAATTCTGAACGTGTAAAAGCATCTAGTAATGCTCAGAACTTGTTAGAATACAAATCAGAGTATTGTTTTTATCCAGAAGAAGCGTTAATTCGTGAGGGTGAAAATAGATTTGATCAAGTAAAACTTTCTGAACAAATATCTAATATAGAACTTCATAAAATAATTGAGCAACCTAAACAAGCTAAATTATCATTTGTATTTAATCAAGAAATAGGTAAACCAGACATGACTAAAATGCCTGAATTTGAATTTAGCCCTCAAGGTAAATTACAAATTATGGAAATGCCTATGCAAGATGAAAACAGAGTTACATACAGTAATTTATATGTTGCAGGAATTGACTCTATTGATGCGGATGATACTTCATCAACTGGACAAAAGGATGTATCTAAATTTGCAATAGTAATAATTAGAAGACAATTAGGTTTAATGGAACCAAAGATAGTAGCTGTTTATCATGACAGACCTAAAGATGTGAGAGAAGCATATGATAATGCAATTAAATTACTTATGTGGTATAATTGCAAAGCAGTATTAGAATCTTCTCGTGTATCTATTACTACTTATTTTAAAGAACATAATAAATTAAACTACTTATTTCATAGACCAAAAGCAACACAATCTGATATTAAAAAAGGAAATTCTAAAATGGTAGGAGTTCCAGCAACAGTAACAGTAATTGAACATTATTTAGATTTAATAGAAATGTTTTTAAATGATTATTGGTACAATATAAACTATTTAAATGTATTACAAGAATTAACAAAATATTCTTATGAAAACAAAAAGAAGTTTGACTTAGTTGCAGCATTAGGAATGGCATTGTTAGGAGATGAGGAGTTAATGGGTAAGATACCTAAAACTTCTACTAGAACTAAGAATGAATGGAAAGATATTGGATATTACTATGATGAACGTGGTATGAAAAAATTTGGAGTAATTCCAAAACAAACTGAAAAATTAATTGGAAACTATGACTGGATTGGAGCTTGAAATAGTAGCATTTATAGAAAAACAATATAAAGCTGAATTCTTAGGTTCAGTTAAAATAGAAATAATTGGAGATGAGTATTGCATGAAATTATATACAAGCAGTCCTATGAATCCAATTGTGATTTGTTCACAAGCAACAGATGACGATTCTTTTTATAATTTTATAACTAAAGAAATTAGTGAGCGAAATTTAGTTAGAGTTGATCATGTAAAATTAATAAAAATAGATGAAAACAGAGAAAAATGATAATTATTTAATCAGACAAACTGATTTAGCAATTTCTGAATTAGTGTTTGATAAATTATCTCTAATTAAAGCATATAACTATTATTCTGGAATAAGGGATAAAGATCAATTTAATCATTTAGAAAGTAACTATGGATTAGGTAATCCAACATCTATTACTTTTATTCCTTTGATTAGAAAACATATAGACTCATTAATTGGAGAATTCTTATCTTTACCTATTTTACCAAAAATATCTTGTAAAGATAAAGGTACACTTTCTAATATATTTAGAGATAAACAATTAGAAATTGTAAGTGGTTTAATGAATATATTAAAAAGTAAATTAGAGAATAGTATTTATGCTAGTTTAAAAGGAGAATCTAATACTAAAATTGAAGATACTCAACTGAAACTAGAATTAGAAGAAACACTTGAAAGTATAGAAAACAATTTTATTTCCAACTATGAAATAGCAGCACAAAATATTGTAACTTATTTAATTCAATCTAAAGATATTGACTTTAAAAATAAGTTAAAGATATTAATTGCTGATTTACTAATTACTGGAGAAACATATTATTGTGTAAAAAAAACTTCTGGAGGAACTAATATAGATATTGAAATTAGAAATCCACTTAATTCTTTTATAGAAAGGAATCCTAAATCTATATATCTTAAAAAAGCATTTCGAAGTGTACACAGAGAATGGTTATCTAAGCCAGAGATTATGGTTAAGTATGGAAAATTACTAACTCCAGATCAAGTTAAAGAATTAGATAGTTACAAGATAGATTACACAGGAAATAATCTGATGATGATTAAAGCAATTAACAATAGAACAGGAGCTTTAATGTCTGAGGGGATATTTGCTGGGGTAGATACAACTCCTTTATATAATGAATCTCCTAATTATAATATGAAACTTTATCCAGTTTATGAAATTGAATGGATAGATACAGAAGATGATAAACAATGGAGATACTCAACTGTAAGAATCGGAGCTGATTTATATATATTAGAAGGTAAAGATGAAGACTCAATTAGAAGTATTGATACTCCTGATGAGACTTGTTTATCAATGAATGGTATATACTTCACTTCTAGGACTGGTAAACCTTACTCTTTAGTACTAGAAACAGCAGATCTACAAGATCGTTATGACATCCTTTTCTTCTTTCGAGATAATCTATTTGCAAACAGTGGTACATTAGGTAGTTGGATTGATGTTGCACATTTACCTGAGTTTTTAGGTGATAATGTACCAGAACAATTAATTAAATGGATTGGTTATGCAAAATCTGGGTTAAAACTTTATGATACTTCACAAGAAGGAGAAATGCTTAATACAGCATTTAATACTTTTGATGATACTATTAAAAGTCAAACTATGCAAGCATTTGATATTGCTTTGCAAAGAATAGAAGAAACTGCATCAAGTATAACTGGAGTATTTAGAGAAAGACTTGGAGGTATTGAAGCAAGAGATGCTGTACAAAATGTAACAATGGGAATGCAACAATCTTATATTATTACTAAACAATACTATCAAGTAATGGAACTTTTAACAAGAGAGATGTTAGTAGATTCATTAAATTTAGCTAAATTAGTTTACAAAAAAGGAGTATCTGGATTACTTATATTAGGTGAGAATAGACGACATATATTTACTGCATTACCGGAACATTATAGTTTTACTGACTATGATATACATATTGCTGATAGTACTGAATTAATAAAAGAAAAAGAAATGTTAAAACAGTTAGTTATTCAGTTAAGTTCTAGTAATCAAGTAGACCCTGAATTACTTTTAATTGTAACTACATCTAAAAGTATTACTGAATTGCGTATTAATATGGAGAAAAATATTAAACGTAAGAAAGAAGAAAACAATCAATTGCAAAAACTTGATGAAGCTTATCAACAAGCTCAACAACAACTTAAGGAAATGCAAGGAGAGCTTCAAAAAGCAACTCAACAAGTTCAACAATTAAATGCTGAAAAGTTAAGTTTAGATAAACAGAAATTGAAACAAGATTATGATTTAGGTATTTTAAAAATAACTACTGATAAAGATTATAAAGGCGAAATGACTGAGATAGAGAAACGTAGAGTTGAATTAGAAGCATTACAATTAATAGATAATAATAAACAAAACGACGAAATAAAAAACAAATAATATGAAATTTTATAAAGACGCAACTGGGTTTTGGTTTAATGGAGAACTAACACCACAAGGTTTTCATACTTTACAAATTGATGCAGACAATGCAACTATCTCAAGATTTAGAGATAACTATACAATATATAATGGTTTAATATCAGATATATTAAAAGAAAATGGAACTGGATATACAAGCAAAGCAGACTTTTTATCAGCAGTAGGTGATTTTTTCGTTGATGCCACTCAGCTACTAGAAGTTAGAGTGGCTGAATTAGAAAACCAACGTTCTCTTTTTATTGATTATTACCAATCTACTACTCCTGCTACTCCCGCTGAAGGAGAAATATGGTATGATACTGCTAATAAAGATTTATCAGTTTATGAAAATAATGGTTGGGTACTTATTCCACTTTCTGTTGATTCTATCTATCTAAAACTTGCGACAAATGAGCAGTATAGATGGAATGGTTCAGATATGGTAGCTCTAACAGTACCTCTTACTAAAACCACTATAGAAGATTTAGTTTATTCTGCTGCGCAAGCAGTAACCGCTACTACAATTGATTTATCATTAGGGGAAGTATTTACTAAAACCTTGACGGGAGCTACTACATTCACAATAACAAATCCTCGTAATTATAAAGCGTTTAGATTAAAACTAAGTGGTGGAAGTTTAAATACGCCTATTTTTAGCGGTTACACAGAAACATTTATTGCATCAACTTTAAGAGGAGATTATGTATCAACCGGTTCTGTATTATATTGTGAAATACAAAGCGCAAATGTAATTAATCTATTTTGGGGAGAATAAACTATGAATAGAGATTATCAAAGAGCATATCTAGCTGCAATTAAAAACCAACCTGAATATTGGAAGCGACACTATGCTTCTAATGTTACAGGTGATGGTGGAACACTTAGAGATGCTCCACTTTTAGG